CATTAAGATCACTGTCCTGATCCGAAATAACCAACCCTAGTGCTGAAACTAAAGTGTAACGCTGAAGGTAGCTGGTAGTTGATCCTATGGCCTGGATGGAATTTTTCTTGCCAGAAGTGTCAGGACCACCCGCTAATTTTGTTCTCTGCTCATGTCCGTCAACATGGCTGATAACACAAGTGACGTGAACAATGCCGTCTACGAAATCCGTATCCCAGCTATAGTGAAGATTACACTTATCTAAGACGGGTTTTATTGTTCTGGCTATGTTATCAAGGCTGGCGAAAAAGTATCCAAACCCCTCCTTGTTTTTAACCACAGTTTTGACTTCATCCATAAACTTTTGGCGGGCGTGATTGAAATTGGCTTTCGCTTGTTTTTCCTCCCACTTCTCCTGAAGTTCCATGAGTTGTGCGAGCTGGCTTAAATCACCGCCCTTGGTTATAATGGTGTTAATTAAATCAACAGGCGTCGGGTTGCTTTTTGGTTGCGCAATCGCAATATCTTTTCTTGCAGGCATTATTCTTCTCCCACTTTTTCATTGATGTCTTCAATCGCGCCATTGATGTCTTCAATCGCGCCATTTATTGATCCCTCGATTTCTTGACATTCATTTTGGAATTCAACGTCTGCGCCCAAATATTCTGCGTAGCGAAGTAAACTTATCAATTTTTCAAGAACGGGGAGGGCCGCTGCCATTTCGGCCTGGGCCTCAATGAGATCATCCCGCGCACCGTCAGTGAGGCCTGGGTCTCGTCTGGTAGGTATTGTCAAATCAAGCATTGTGGTTCTCCTTTCCACCATATTAGATGTAACATATAGACTAAATAAGTTTATGTCAACCAAATTGGCGTATCACTATCCTGTGGCTAAATAAAACAATTTGGTTTAAACTTAGAATGTTGTGAATAAAATTGCTCATTTCCGAAAAAAAGCGGGGTTGTCTCAGGTGAAACTCGCTGAACTCGCTGGCACGTCTGGACAGCAAGTCGGACGACTAGAATTGGGGGTCCGAAAATTAAACGTCGAGTGGGCTGAGAGGTTCGCGCCGCACCTAGGATGTTTGGCCGTCGAGCTTCTTTTCGAGGATGTTGAAATAACCAAGGGCAGCTTGACCTCGGTTAAGTGCGTCGGGTTCGTCCAGGCTGGCGATTGGCGCGAGGCGGTAGAACTCCCGGAAGACGAGCAATATGCGGTGAATGTGCCGCCTGATAGGAGATTCAGGGAGATTGAAGTCTTCGCCCTCGAAATACGCGGCGACAGCATGAACCTTCGTTACGCGGATAAATCGCTGTTAATATGTTCCCGCTACGATCCAGTAAACGACCGGCTCCCCGTCGGTAAACGTGTCATAGTCCAAAGGCGATCTGAACTGGGATTGATCGAGGCGACCTGTAAGGAACTGATCATAGACGACGAAGGGAAGGGGTGGCTGAAACCTGAATCAAACAATCCTGCACACTCATCTATAAGATTCACTCAAAATGATGACGGCGAAGACGATACCCAAATAATCGCTGTCGTGCTGGCGTCATACCAACCAGAATAGAAATAATACACCATATAGGTTGACATACTACTAGCTTCTGGTTTATGAAGTTAGTATGCAACTTTCCAAATACCTAGAGAAAAACGAAATGACCGTAGCCGAAGCTGCGCGGGATTTCGGTGTAATAGACCAGACCATGAGGCATTGGGCGATGGGACGGAGAACTCCGCGTCCAAAGGCCATGCGCCAGATCATGGAATGGTCACGCGGATATGTAACGCCTCTCGACTTCCTGGATGGAGAGCCGAAATGAGTAACCTGGATTTGTTTGAGAGATACCCAACCGTTCCAGGTCATCGTGGAATTGATACCTCTATTCATGCGGCGGAGAGTATAAAGCCGAAAAGCAAAATTCTCCGCCAGACGGTATTAGACGCCCTCTTAGATTACGGCCCTATGTCAACCCTCGAAATCTGCCTGGTTACAGACGAGCAGTACGCCAACATCCAGCCTAGAACCTCGGAGTTAAAAGCCAAAGGAAAGATTGAGGACACGGGAACCCGGCGGAAAACACCTTCTGGAAAACCGGGGATCGTGTGGGGGTTGGTCTAGTGTGTTTCAGGTCCTGGATCTTTTCAGTGGCATTGGCGGCTTTTCTTTGGGGCTGGAAAGAACGGGCGGTTTCAAGACTGTTGCGTTTTGCGAGATCGAGGAATTCCCCAGAAGGATTCTTAAGAAGCATTGGCCTGACGTTCCCATATACACGGACGTTAGAGAGTTAAATGCCCAGCGGCTCGCAGACGATGGAATTATTCCCGACATCCTTACTGGGGGATTCCCCTGTCAGGACATCTCCACTGCGGGAAAACAGGGCGGCATCGAAGCCCAGAGATCAGGACTCTGGGATGAACTCTGCCGACTTATTGGGGACATACGACCGCGCTTCGCAATCGTGGAGAACGTCTCAAACCTGCTTTCTGGCCCAAGTGAACAACGAGGGGGATGGTTTGGCAAGGTTCTCGGAGACTTGGCCGAAATCGGGTTTGATGCGGAATGGGAAATCATATCGGCGAAAGATGTTGGATGCCCCCACCTTAGAGAGCGGGTCTGGATTGTGGCAAACTCCCAACGCCAACGAGGACCGGGCAGAGTGCTATACGATCGAGACAAGCTATCGTCACAAGCAGGAAGGTCGGCAGATACATTTGGCCCAGGAGGTGCGGGACAGACGATTGTGGCCGACACCGACAGCAGCATACGGGCAGGGATCAACTGGCGGCAAGAACCGCTCGAGCGATCTCCGAAACCAGGTTACTGGACAGTTAAATCCATCCTGGGTCGAGACTTACTTGATGGGTTACCCAATTGGATGGTCGAGCCTGACATCTCCAGAGTCGGAGTCGGAATCCCCGATAGACCCGCCCGTCTCAAAGCAATCGGAAATGCAATCGTGCCTCAAATCGCAACCCTTATCGGGCAAGCAATTTTAAATGTCGAAATACAGAAACATTAAAACTGAGGTGGACGGGATCGTGTTCGATTCCAAAGCTGAAGCCCGTCGGTATGCAGAATTAAATCTGCTTGAAAAAGCCAATGAGATTTCTGATCTGAGATTACAGACTGAATTCGACTGTGTAGTGAACGGCCAGAAAATCTGCACATACAGGGCGGATTTTGACTACTGGATCAGGGATGAGGAGTTTTCGCCCGACGACAAATACATTGTTGAAGACGTAAAGGGGTTCAGGACTCAGGTCTACAGGCTCAAGAAGAAACTTGTGGAGGCTCTCCACGGAGTTGAAATCCGCGAGGTGAGAGCATGAACTGCCCCAAATGTGAAGGTGCCGCAATGATTCCGGGTCGGCTTCTGGCCTTTGCCTCAACGGAAACGAACCCAAATCAATTATACCCCTGCGACTATGAAGGCTGTCACGCTGGTCATACGCATTGCTGCGACGGTCTCGAAGAGGACGAGTGGACTCTTGAATACCGATGGGTAGGTCACAACGAGGAAATCCCCGAAGGGTTCAAGTTGGCCAATGAAAAGAAGAGTCATCATACGAGACATTCCAGACTGGTGGTGAAGGAATATTTATGAAGTGGTCAAAGGAAATGGAATCCAGGCTGGTATCCCTCTGGAAGTCCGGTCTGACCTTCAGGGAGATTGGCAACAAAATCGGAATGAACCGCTGCATGGTTGCGGGCAAGCTCTCCCGCATGGGCATGAGAAGGAAATTAAAAAGTTCATGGGAGGTGCCGGTACGACCTTATGAAAAAAAAGGCGACTGGGAAAAAAGGGGGGATTTTAAATTCTGCCAGTGGCTGGAAGATGAATTCTGTCACGCCCCGATTAGTTTAAACCGGAGTTTTGCATTTTGTGATGAACATATAAAAAAAGTTATGAGGCAGGGAGGAAACAATGACAATCTTCAGTGAGAAGGACGCGGCAAATTATTTTGGGATTAAGTTTAAATATCCACGGGTACACGAGCCGTTGAAATCGGTCAGGCGGGTTGTTCAGCAAGAGTTTAATTTAACGAAAAAACAGATGTGCGGTCGTCAGCGCAACAGAAATATTAGCTGGCCGCGCTTCATAGCCTGGTGGATTTCCACCGAGGTCACATACAGTAGTCTTCCCGAAATCGGCAGGGTTTACAACGTTGACCATACCTCCGTCATGCACGGCGTTAAGCGGGTTAAGGAATGGGAGGATACCAATCCCGAATGGTGGGATAAGGCGCAGGAAATCAGGGGAGAATTTCTGTGAGTACCCTTCCTTACTTTAAATTTTATACGAATGACTGGCTTGTCGATACTGCCACTATAAGCCCCACGGCGAAGGGTTGTTACATTGATATTCTTGCCCATACCTGGAGTAAAAAATCGTTTTTCAGGGACAACGACACGGAGATGGCTCGACTTTTAAGACTTACAAAAGGTCAATGGAAAAAGGTAAAAATAGAACTTGAGCAATATTTTGATCTCAAAAATGGGACGTTTTTTAACAAAAGATTGGCAAAAGAACTGCAGGAAAGTGAGGAAAAAAGAGAAAAAAATAAATTAAACGCGAGTCTGGGTGGGATAGCTAAATCATTGAAAAGAAAAGAAACTGCTGTAGCGAACGGCAAGCGAACGCTAGGAAAAAACTTGCCCATATTAGAGTCAGAGTTAGAGTTAGAGTTAGAAAGAAAAGAAATATATAAAGAAAAATGTTTTGAAGAATTCTGGAATCAGTACCCAAGGAAGGTCTCTAAAAAGGCTTCAGAGAAGGCTTACCTAAAAGCAATTCAAAAATTTACGCCTCAAGAAATTTTACACGGTCTGATGAAATATAATTTTAACCCAGACCCTAAAATGATCCCCCACGCATCAACATGGTTAAACGGAGAACGGTGGAATGACGAACCAACTGACTACGCAACCAACTCAAACCAATCTTCCAACGCAGCGGAAGCGTATAGAGATTTCGTTTCTCGAAGAGAGGCTGTCTCCTGATTTTGATTTTCAGGGATTTAAATTTAACCGCAAGGTGACGGTGGCTGAACTTAACAAGGCTCTTGAAGAAATAAAATCGTCGCTGATCCCTGCGAGTGACAAGGAGATAGCTGGAGAACTATTGAAATTAAGATCTCTGACTAAAACCAGAAATGAAGGCAAAAACGACATACGAATAATGATGGAGAGTTACGCGGAGAAATTTAGGGAGTACCCCAGAGATGTCGCTTTGGAAGTTCTAGGAATGGCACCAGGCCGGTATAAATTTTTCCCTTCATGGGCTGAGTTAGAGGAAGAACTTGATTGGCGGTCAGGTTACGCCAAGGAAGCGGTAGCCGCAATCGAGGGAAAGATAATGTCAAGACGTTTGCAAGAATTGAAATGATTGATATTTCAGAACAGTCTTATCTGGCCGAAAGAGGCTAACGCATGAAGGAGGTAATCGGAAACGCCACCCTGTATCTGGGGGATTGTCTTGAGATTATGCCGACGCTAGGCAAGGTCGATGCCGTCGTGACGGACCCGCCTTATCCAGATTGGCTGGCAGATGAATATAAATATTATGATGGAATTCTAGACCCATTCAAAAATATGGAATGTAGGCAATTAATATTTTGGACAACTAAGGAAGTTTTCCCGCTAGAAT